CAATGCTTGTACCCGGACAGACTCGTCCGACGATTACGAAGAGTCGCCTCATCGAGGTGAGCGTGGCCGATGTGGGGGCCAATGACGATGCAATCGTACTGGAAAAAGACGGGAAGCGGATAACTTTAAGTAAGGACGGAACCTGCGGGCTCCCCCTTATCAATCAAAATAACAATCAAAATCAAGAAGACATGGAACAGAAAGTCATTGCCCTGCAGTTGGGGCTGCCGGAAACGGCAACGGAGAAAGAGATTAACGAGAAGCTGGCACAGCTGACGGCCGTGCAGCAGGAAAACGACACCTTAAAGGCGGAGGCACAGAAGCTCACAGAAGCGCGTATTGCGCAGTTGGTTGACAATGCTATCGCTGAAAAGCGTCTTGACGCGCAGCATAAGGAACAGTTTGTGGAGCTGGGCAAGAAGATCGGTACCGAGGAGTTGGAAAACACCTTGCAGGCTATGAAGCCACAGGTGAAGCTGTCTTCAATGCTTGGGCATCATGGAAGTGCCCCTGTATCAGATAGTGAAAAGACCTACACGAAACTCAGTGAAGTACCGGCTGACGAACTTGTGAAGCTGCGTGCCGAGAACGTGGAGGAGTACAAGAAGCTCTACGAGGCAGAGTACGGCATGAAATGCGAACTTTGAAAGGCAAAGAAATAAAAGTAAGAAAGTAAAAGTAAAAAAATGAGTAACATGAAGAGATTAGTTATGAAATTAATGATTGCATTGCTGGTCAATGTGGTTGTAGGAGGTTTGATAGCCTTAGCTGTAGGCGTTGCGCCCTGGATAGGTGCGGTGGCATTGAATGTGATTGCCATTGCCGTAGGTGCATGTCTGCCCAAGGATGCCCTGCGTGCAGGTGTCTTTACAGAAGTGTGGACGGGCGAGTTGGTAAAATCGCTGCGTGGTGGGTTGGAAGGCTCGTGGCTGGACGGCGTTCCCGACCAGAGCAGCATCGTGAACAACGACGTCATTCACTTGGTAGACGTAGGTGTGGACCCTGATGTGCTTATCAACAACACGACCTATCCGATTCCAACGCAGGCCTTGTCCGACAAGGATATCGCCGTGAAGTTGGATAAGTTTCAGACCAAGGTGACCCCTATCACCGACGATGAACTCTATGCGGCTTCCTACGACAAGATGGCTCGCGTGAAGGAATCACATGGTAATGCCATTAACGACTCTAAGTTTACAAAAGCCGCTCATGCCCTCTGTGCACAGCAGGATACCGCTAAGACCCCAGTGCTGAAGACCACGGGTGAACGTGATGCCACGACAGGGCGTCTGCGTCTGACAATGGCCGACGTGGTAGCATTGAAATCTGCAATGGATAAATTGGGGGTTCCTGCTGAGAACCGCCGACTGGTACTCTGTCCGGATCATGCAAACGACCTGCTGCTCGCCAGTCAGACCTTCCGCGAGCAGTACAATATCGACCGCGCTACGGGTAAGGTGGGCAAACTCTATGGCTTCGATGTCTATGAGTATGCCAATACGCCGCTCTACACACAGGCAGGAAAGAAGAAGAACCTGGGCGTGGCTGCCGGGGACGGCGAGTTCAACTGCTCGTTCGCATTCTACACACCGCGCGTCTTCAAGGCGACAGGCTCGACGAAGATGTACTACAGCGAGGCAGCAACCGACCCTGAGTATCAGCGCAACAAGATCAACTTCCGCCACTACTTCCTCTGCATGCCCAAAAAGGAAGATGCCGGCGTAGTGATGATGAGTGGATACAAGGCTTCTTAATCGTAAGAATTGAATGAGCAAGTCAATACAATATCTCGTTATCCACTGCACGGCCACCCCGGAGGGGCGTGAGGTGAGCGCGGACGAAATACGCCGCTGGCACACTGAGCCCCCTCCTGCAGGCCGTGGTTGGAAACAGGTAGGCTATACAGACATGGTGCACTTGGACGGACACGTGGAACGACTCGTTAATAACAACGAGGACGCTAATGTTGATCCATGGGAAGTGACCAACGGTGCTGCAGGCTATAACAGCGTGAGCCGACATATTGTATATGTGGGGGGCTGCGACAAAGCCGGGAAGCCGAAGGATACGCGCACCGAGGCGCAGCGCGAAGCGTTGAAACGCTATGTGGAGGACTTCCACGCGCGGTTCCCGCAAATCCGTATCGTTGGACATCATGAGCTGAACCCCGGCAAGGCGTGCCCGAGTTTCGATGTTCCAACTTGGCTGCGCTCGATAGGCATCAGACAAGTTTAACGATAAAAACCAACGACAATGGCAGAGACTATATTCCAAATCCTGCAATGGGCTATCCCTTCGGGCGGTATCGGTGCTGCCATTGCCTGGATTGCGAACCGCCGCCTCAGAACGGTGGAAGAGAAGAAGAAAGTGGAAGACACCTACAAGCAGATGTATGACATGGTCAGTGCTGAACTTGTGGGGCTTCATAAACAAAACCGCATCAATTATGAGAAAATGGAAGAACTCCGCGGCGAGAACGACAAGACACGCCGTGCCCTCAACCGCCTCTCGCGGGCTATCGAGGCTATCCAGCTCTGTCCTCATCGTGCTGCTTGCCCTGTCAGCGGTGAGCTGTCGCTCAGTGAAGACAGCGACAAGGGAAAGCAGCACCGCGGAAAGTCACGCACGGAGGGAAACGACACGGCAGACAGTCAGCGTCGCACGGTGGCAGCAGCGGGTGACGGTGCCCGAGTCACGGGTGACGCTAAGCGTAGCTGAAGACAGTCTTGCTCTCCTGCCCGCAGGCGCAGGCTACACGGCCCGCCGGGGACAGGCGCATGTGAAAGTAAGCCGACGGCCCACGACAGACAAAGGAAGCCCTGCACGGATTATCATCGAAGCCGGATGCGACAGTCTTGAGGTGCAGTGTGCACGCTACGAGCAACGCATCGAAGAGATACAGGCGCAGCTGTCAGCTGCAGAGCAGGTGATGACTACGCAGAAAGAGGTAATCAAGACGCAGCAGCCCTGGAGTTTGAAAAGATTATTCACCGCCTTTATCGTCGGGTTGGCGGCCGGCATAGTATTAACAATTTTAATAAGGAAAAAGATATGGCAAAAAGTGTTTTAGACGGAACCAACCTCATTCTGAGCGTTGGTGGCAAGGCCCTCGGTTTCTCAACGGGCTGCAAGGTCAGTACATCTACGGAAACCGGTGAGCGCGTGACCAAGGAAGCTGCAAGCGGCAAGTGGAAGGAAAAGTACGTGAAGAGCTTTTCGGAGAGCATCTCTGCCGACGGCTGTGTACTCACGGACGGCGATACAGAAACCCCTACCTATGACCAGCTGAAAGACCTGATGCTTGCAGGCGATGCTGTTGATTGCGCTTACAACCTTCGCGACGGCGACAAGCGCACGGGCAAGGCAGCAGGCGGCTACAAGGGCAAGTACATCCTCACCTCACTGGAACTTGACGGTCAGGCAGGCGATGATGCAAAGTACAGCGTAAGTCTTGAGAACTGCGGTAAGGTGGAGAAACAAGGGAATGGACTGACAGAAGCAACGACACCCAAGCAGGGTGGTGGCGGCCATTCATAATATTAATAAGGTTACGTTATGAAAAAGCAAATTCTTAAACTGACGGTCGGCGGCAAGGAATATCCCTGCCGCGTGACCATGGGCGCAATGATGCGTTTCAAGCACATGGTGGGTAAGGATGTGAGTGAGCTCAAGCAGACCGACATCCGCGAACTCGTGCAGTTCATCTACTGCTGCGTGCAGAGTGCATGCAAGGCCGACGATGTGACCTTTGAAATGGACTTCGAAACCTTTGCAGACTCGCTGGAACCCGACAGCCTGAATACTTTCTATGCCCAGGTGGGAGATGCCGAAAAAAAAACGACGGTGAAACCCCTGCCGTAGGCATTGAGGAACTGCAAGGAATTGCGTTGGGGTGCATGGGAATGAGTCTGGATGACTTCTGCCGGTGCACCCCTTCGGAGTTTCAGGCGGCCTGGCAGTCTTGGCATGGATGGCACGAGAATGAGCAGCACGGCGAGTGGGAACGCCTGCGCATGGCATGCCTCTGTATGCTGCAGCCTTATTCAAAGCATACGCTTTCGGCTGAAGACGTGATGAAGTTCCCATGGGAGGAAGATACGAAAAGAAAGGAACGGGAAGATGTGAGCGAAGAAGAATTGAAGCGGCGGTACCGAGAAGCCAAGCGTGCTGCAGGGCTGAAATAAAAAAGACTATTTATGTCTGAGGACACCGAGGCAGAAAAGCGCACCGAGGACAAAGGCAACAAGGCAGACGGCTACGGTGAAGACCGAAGCAATGGGATGCTCGCTGATGAGTCTGAAAACGGGTGTCCAATGAATCGCTGACATAAGTACTGTTTATAGTTGTTGGGACAAAGATAATAAAAAAACAAGAAACAATGGCAAAAGAAGTCAGTTTTTTAATCAAGATACATGATGACGGCGGTGCAAAGCGCGTGACGGCCAATGCTGAAGAGGTGGGCCGGGTGATACGCAGTGTGCAGGACGAAGCGGAACGGTTGAAGCGTGACGTGCTTACATGGTCGGAGGCAGCACAGGCCGTCGGCGTACTGCAGAATTCGATAAATGAGCTGCGCGGAGTATTGCAGGATCTGACAGAGGCCTATCAGGTGCAGTTAGTGGCCGAGACACAGCTGGATACCATCATGCGTCAGCGCATGAATAGCACGGACGAAGAGATACAGCATGTCAAAGACCTGTGTTCTGCCCAGCAGGAATTAGGCGTCATCGGTGATGAAGTACAGCTCAGCGGTGCCCAGCAGATGGCAACGTTCCTGAAACAGAAAGAGAGCCTTGACGTGCTGATACCGGCCATGAACAACCTCATTGCCCAGCAGAACGGCCTCAATGCCACCAATCAGGATGCCGTGGGCATCGGCAACATGATGGGTAAGGCCATGCAGGGGCAGACGGCCGTGCTGCAGCGTGTGGGTATCACCTTCGATGAAGCGCAGGAACGTGTGCTCAAGTATGGTACGGAGAGCGAACGTGCTGCAATGCTGGCGGAGGTGATTACGGCCAATGTGGGTAACATGAATGCAGAATTGGCCAAGACCGATGCCGGCAAGCAGAAGCAATTAGAGAACACGTTAGGGGATATCAAGGAAAAGCTTGGGAGCATGGTGCAGGGCGCGATGCCCTTTGTGACGATAGCTGCACAGACCATGATCTGCGTGGCCGGCTGCGTCAAGCTGATTACCTCCCTGCAGGCATTGGGTGCAGCATTCAGCCTGACGGCTGTCAAGGGACTCGCCTTGGCCGTACATGAAAAGGTCGTGGCAACGGCACAGAACATCATGTCGGCAAGCGGGTACACAGCAGCTGGCGGCACGCTGGCGCTGAGCGTTGCCGTGACCGCCCTGTATGCCGCACTCACTTTAGGAATTTCGGTTGTCATCACCGGACTGGTAAGCCTGTTCGGTCTCATGGGTGATGAAGCCGAGGATACGGCTGAGAGCGTAGATCAGCTCAAGGAGAGCGAAGATGCTTTCAGCCGGGCCTCGTCGGATGTGCGTGCAGAACTGGATTTAGAGATCAGCCGCCTTGCCTCGCTCATCCACAATCATGAGAATGCAGCCAAGAAAGTATCGGAACTGAACAAGAAGTACGGCGAGAGCTTCGGATATCACCGCACGGCGGCCGAATGGTACGATACGCTGATAGAGAAGAGCAAGGTCTACTGTGCACAGATGGGCTATGAGGCACAGGCAAAAGTACTGTCCTCACAGATAGCTGCAGCGCAGTTGGAGAAAGAAAGCAAGGAGGCTGAACGCCGCCAGTTGGGACAGCAGTTCTTAGACAAGAACGGCAGAAGCCACTACAACTGGGAAACCACGGACGGCGGCAGGGACTATTACGACCGATTGGGGGGCGAGATAGACACCCTGAACACGAAGATAGGCGGCTTGCAAACACGTTATGACTCCTGTATCTCACACATGATATCGGCACAGAAGCAGTTGGAGAGTTCACGCAAGTCGACGAAGCTTACAGGTGGCAACATGAACGATGCCACGACCGAGGAACTCAAGCAGGAGATTGAGGAAAAGCAGCAGGAAGTGGCCCGGCTGAAAGGCGATGCCACGGCTGAACGCCAACGTCTGAACAAGGAAATAGGCCGGATGCAGAAGGAGGTGAACCGTCGTGATGCCGTGAACAAACGCGAGCAAGGCGTTTCGACAGGGAAGAAGACAGGAAAGACGGCAGGCACTTCAAAGACAGGAAAGCCTGTGAAAGTTGCTAAAACCCTTGACGACGTGACCAGGAATGTTTCCTACTACGAGGCACAGCTGAAGAAGACCGATAAGGCTGACACCGCAAAAATACAGAAGCTCACCCGACTTATTGCGAAATACAAGGAATTAGGCGCAGTCATACAGGCCGAAATCGCCGAAGCCGGCCGTCCCAAGGAATTGGACACGCTGGGAAAGATAGATGTGGAAATACAGCGCCAGCAGCAACTGCGCAAGAAAGCCGGCAGGAATCAGCTTACGGCCATAGACAGCGAAATCAAGCGTTTGAACGCACTTCGAACGGCATTCGAGGACAGTTCACACGTGGGTTTGCGTCTTGACGAGATAAAGACTTATGAACAGCTGGATGGCGAAATTGCCTTTTATACAAAAAAACTCAAGACGGCCACGGGCACCGAGCGTGTGGAAATACAGAAGCAGATTAATGCCCTTGGTGACCTGAAGAAGAAGTGGGACGAAACCCTTGCCGATCTGAAGGCTCCGGAGGATATCACGCGGCTCAACACGATGGAGAAGCTCGACGAAGCCATTACCTACTATCAGGCAAAGCAGAAGAAGGCCTCGGGAGAAGAAATCAGCACTATTGGTGAGGTCATTGTGGCGTTGGAGCAGAAACGGGAGGCACTGAACCGCATGACACGCCTGCCTGAAATGAATGCCGAAACTGCAAAGCTGGACGGCATGGATGCGAAAGAGCTGAAATTGGAACTCAAGATAATGGGGCTCGACGGTGTGAAAAAGCGCATCAAGGAACTTCAGGACATGCTTGCAGATACGAAGCATCCGCTTGATAAAAGTCAGCGCAGCGAGGTCGAAAAACTCATTGGCTCGTATGGACGATATGAAAAGGTGCTGAGAAAGAGTGACGTGCATCTGACAGATTTATGGGGTAACACGAAAGGTGTAGCCGGTGGTATTTCGTCAATGACCAACGCCCTTGAAGGTGGCCGTAATGCGTGGGAGACACTCGCAGGCGTGGTAGATGGTGCCATACAGATTTTTCAGGGCATTGCAGGCGTAGTAGACATTATCAAGGCGATGACGGGTGCTACGCAGATGAGTTCGGCAGCCAGTCAAGTAAAAACATCTACAACTGCCAGCGAAACTTCGGCTACCACCTCACACACTGCAGCAACGGAAGCTGATACAATTGCAACTATAAGAAATACAGCAGCCAAGGGTGGGCAGGCGATAACAAATGCTACAGCCAGCGGTGCAAGCATGCCTTTCCCTTATAACCTCATTGCCATTGCCGCAGGTGTGGCCGCTGTCGTTGCTGCCCTGGCATCCGTCAGCGGTGCCTTTGCAAATGGTGGCATTGTGGGCGGCTCCTCACCGAGCGGCGACAAATTGCTGGCTCGTGTGAACTCGGGCGAAATGATACTCAACGGGGCGCAGCAGAGTCGCCTCTTTAACTTCATCAACGGTGTTACACCGTTTGCCGACGGTGGCATCGTTTACGGACCAACACTCTCGATCATGGGCGAATATGCCGGGGCACGGTCAAACCCGGAGGTAATTGCACCGCTGAATAAGCTGAAATCGCTCATCGGCGGTGAAAGCAACGGTGGCGGACGATTGGAGGCCAAGCTGCGTGGCCGTGACCTCGTTCTGGCACTGGCCAACGAGACACGTATCAGCAGACGGAAGACAAATATCAAACTGTAAAAAGATAAAAATGTACATACACGGACACTTCTATAACGAAAAGAACGAGCGCATAGAGGTACATATCCTCACTCGGGGCGACCGCACGAATGAAGTTGAAATCGGTACCGAAGGCTGCGGCGTCAGCTGGACGGATGACCCCGTTGAGATTGAAAGCCAGGTCAGCGACACCTTTGATGTACTGCTCAAATATCAGGCTACCGTACGCCTGCTGGTAAAGAATTTCATTCCCGACCTGTTCTGTGCTTCCTGCCGTGATGCTGTAGTAAATATCTATCGCGAGGGAGAATGCCTCTTTGCCGGCTTTATAGAACCGCAGACTTATTCGCAACCTTATAATGAGGAAGAAGACGAAATAGAACTCAGCTGTATCGACGTGCTGACGGCCCTGCAATATTCCAAGTACCGAAATGTCGGCGTGCAGGGTATCACCTATAAGGAGGTGAAAGAGAAAGCGGGACAGCGCAGCTTCTTAGATATCATCCGTGAGCTGCTGTCTGGTCTGTCGGATAATCTTGATATTCAGGGAAATCAAAGTCTGGCTTGTTTTTATGACGGCAGCATCGGGGTAAGCAAATCGGAGAATGCGTTCGGTATTTTCTCACAGATAGGCATTCATGAGCTGTTGTTCCTCTCGGATAACGAAGACAATGTATGGACGGCAGAAGAGGTGCTGACGGAACTGCTGAAGTACCTTAACCTGCACATCGTACAGCAGGGCTTTTCTTTCTATCTGTTTTCATGGGAGAATGTAAAAAAGGCAGAAAACATCGCATGGAAAGACCTTTACAGCAACAAGCCTCTGACTACACCTCACAGACTGATAGGGATAACGACAGATAAGGTCTCAGGCACGGATACCACCATCAGTGTCGGCGAAATCTACAACCAGCTGCTGCTGACCTGTAAGGTTGAGAAAATGGAAAGTCTCATCGAAAGCCCGCTGGAGGAAAGTGCGCTCGGGAGTTATTTCGCAGCACGGCAGAAATACATGTCAGAACTGATCAGCTTAGGCGATGGAAAACGGGCTTACAGAGGTTTCAGGGATTTGGTGCTTGAAGGTGATACCGACTATGATGATGGAAGCATCGTGGATTGGTATGTGTGGTTGAAGCACCATGTTTCGTGGCGTTTCCCTATGCATAGCGGCACTGGCAGCGGTGAGGAACTCATGGTTCACTTCGGCCGTGGCGGTAAGGACCAGCAGGCGTTGCTGCAGTGGCTCGGCAAGAATCTTGGGGCAGCGCTCGTTTCCTATGGCAAGGTGGAGCGGGCCATGGCCAGGAAAGACAACAGCCCCGTGTCGAAAATCAACATGGACAATGTCCTGGTGCTGTCGGTGAACGGTAACGGAAAGAACAGTGCTGCAGAGGCGTATCCGAACGAGTCTGCTCTTCGCAGTGCCATTCCTTATGCCACTTATGTGAGTCAGCATTCCGGGGGGATGTTTTCCCCTGTCGATGAGGAGACAACGAACTATATTGTGTTTTCAGGGAAAATGCTCCTGAACCCAACCGTGAAAGTAACAGCCAAATACTACGACCTCCGGACTAAGGAATGGGTGTTCATGCCGTTCGGCGGAACACCACCTGAAGGCAAGGTTGACGTAAGAGGAAATGTGACAAAGAACAAAAAAGGAGACAGACTCTACTATACGCGCAAATTCTGGAAACAGACATACTCGGACCCTAAACATAATGAAGAGGCCCGCTGGGACGAAAGTGGCGATAGTGGGTGGTATCCATTCACAGACACTGCCCCCGAGCTGTATGAGTTCAAGTACAGCAGCGTGGGTGACGGAACTGATAAAATCAGCAAGGTAGGACTCATAGCCTGTATGCTCATCATCGGTGACAAATGCGTCGTTGAGACAGGGAGCGGCTCGCAGATGGAAGATTTCGAGTGGCGCAAGTACAAGGAGCGTTCGGAGTGCAGCAGTGATGATGAATACTATCAGCAGAGTTTCACGATAGGTTTTGACCCGAAAATTGGTGATAAACTGATTGGCCACGAATACAGCCTGCAGAACAACATCAGCTGGAAGCATGGCGTAGACAGTGAAGGTATGGCTATACCTATTCGGAAACGCGACCATGTGAGCGGTGCGGTAAGGTTTATCGTCCTTGGTCCGGTGAATGTGCTTTGGAGTGATATCACACGCCGTCATCCTACATTCTTCAGGCATACAAAATGGACCGAAGATGCCATTCCACTGCTCGCACACGTGAGTTCTATACAGATAAAATCTTTCGAAGTGAAAGTGGTGAGTGACAATGGAAAGACGGAACTGCTCGGGGATGATCATGACATCGTATATATGAGCGCTGCACAGAGTTCCTTCTGCAACCGCAAGGATGACCTTGAGTTCAAGGTTACCTCTGCCCTGACGCATGACGAATGCATGCAGATAGGTGTCAAGAATGCCCTCTGTCTCTCTACTCCCGTAGACGCTGCCAGCGGTGACGGCGTACTCACGCTCTACAGTCGGATGACAGACAGCATGGCCAAACCCGAGCAGCTCTATGTGAATAGCTACTATCAGGAATATCATGCGCCACGGGTGATCATGACACAGCACATGACGGATATCCGCGGAGGTTTTGTAGACCCATTTGCACACTATAGGCATAATTTTCTAAACAAGAACTTCTTTGTGCAGGGCATCAGCAGAAACCTTGCAGAGGGAACGGCAGAACTGACATTAAAGGAAATAGACAGCAATGATTGATATCAAGATGTTTGCCCGAAAGCGGGCTGAGGGAACCGGCAGGGGCGGCAGCACGACGCCCTGGACACAGGGTGACGACGTGCGGCATGCACTGTCGGCAGATAAGGCTACGTTTGCAGAACAGGCAGACAAGGCACTGCAGGCAAACGATGCAGCCCGGGCCGCCTATGCCGATAAAGCGCGGGCCTTGGCGGAGGACAGCCCTGCATACGATGAGTTCCTGCGCAAGGATAAGGAAGATACAGCCAAGGAGTTGATAAATTTCCTCAAGGGTGTCACTATCGGCGATATTAAAATCAGCTATGATGAGAAAAGCGGCGCACTTTCACTGACACGTGTTTCGGATACAAGAAAGGCTGCGGGGCTGTATGCAACAGGTGGATTGACGGCATTCGGTGCAGGCGCCGTGCAAGGTGGCGGAGGTAGCGGTATGTCGTATGAGCGCCTGGATCGTTGGAGCGACTACACTACTGCAAAGGCAGCAGCCGTCCTCTCTGCGTTCCTCGGTAACGACCTTAACGAGCGATTAAAGAAAGTTGAGGGTGGCGCATTGACCTCGGTAGACTGGTCGATTATCAGGAACAAGCCTACCTCAATGCCCGCCAGCGATGTGCCTGCATGGGCTAAGGCTGCGACGAAGCCCTCGTATGCCTGGAATGAAATCACAGGTAAGCCGAATGAGTTCAATCCTGCAGCACATTCGCACTCTTTTGCCTCCTTGACAGGTAAACCTAACACCCTGCAGGGGTACGGCATCACAGACGCTGCAGGCATATCGCACACACATGCTTTTTCTGCATTGACAAACAAACCCACAACCATTGACGGTTACGGTATCGTCGATACATTCAAGACGCACAGAGAAGTCGATTTCGCACCTGATGTGTCGGGGTATTATGCTGTGATGACAACGAAAACAGGAATTGACGCAACCTGGCGACATGTTATTTCGATGGACTGGTCGAAAAATGACAGCGTGAACTGGATCAGTCAGATTGCGCTCCCTACTTTTGTAAACAGTGACGTGTACTATCGTAAGAACGAGGCACAGGGCAAGCAAATCAAAGACGCGAAATGGATAAAAATTTGGGATGAAAAGAACCTTACGAAACTCTCTCAGCTCACTGATGATATTGTAAGTGGAAAATATCTGTCGCTTGCAGGTGGAACAATGCAGAACACGAGCATGATCCATAACCTGAATTCTGAATTTGTCGGAGGTAAGCATTACTCAAAAATTCTGACTTCGGACGGGAAAGTCACACAGCTAAGTTTAGATGTCAGTACAGAAGGTGGTGCCGGAGGTGGCTACCGGTGCATTTCTAAATCAAAGAAAATGTATCCATGGTCAATCAACAAACTTATTTTTGCGATGATATCGCGTCACAAGGGGGTTGGGTTTATAACGCTTCTTTTTCGTGTAAATTCTACTTTATCATCCTATGATGCTGATATACGTGCAACGGGCAGCTTTAATGACATAGTAAATGCTTTGCAGTTTTATTACAATGCAAATACGGGAATATTCTCAATTTGGGCCCCTTTCAATGATTTTGATTACACAAAATTCATCACGGTATTGGAAGAGAGCAACATCACCTTGAATGGTGACAACAACTATTATCCGCAACTGCCTTCTGATGTCGGGACACTGCTTAAATGTGAAGTTAACAGTGCAACAAAACTTGAGCACACTCGCAAAATCTGGGGGCAGGATTTCGACGGTACAGGGAATGTCGACGGGATGCTTACTGTCAAGCATGGCGGCTATTCTGGTGTTAAGCTGATATCTGCAGGCGACGAGAGTTCTTACAGGTGTCAGTGTGCGGGTGGAAGTGAGTGGGTGTTCGGTGGTTATCCGACGAGATTTTTCCTATGGAATAATGCAGCGAAGCATGTTTTCAGCATCTTGAACAACGGCAATGTTGTCGTCGGAGATACAGAGGTAGACTCGCCCTACAAACTGAATGTAAAAGGAACGATGCGTATAGGTGATAGTCTTCTGCTTGCAGGAACGGAGTACTGTGACATCACGACTATTCGTAATGCTAATAGTGCAATAAAGAATGCAGCGGTTACGGCTGCTGCAATCCGACACGCACTCGATTTCGCGTGGTATGGCACGCACTATCAGGTAGGTAACATTCGCGGAGGGAGTACCGACAGCCTCGGCTTCGGTATTACAAAAGATAACAGCACCCTCATAACTCGCTTCCACGAAAGTGGCAGCGAATTCTATGGCAATCTCACTATTGACGGATATTTAAGTCTTGCGAATAACGTAGGACTGACCCTGAAAGATAAGGAGGGTAGTAATCAGCGAGCCTTGTTCATATCCTCTTCTAACACTGTTTATTTCGGTTGCAACGACCGTCCTCTTTACACGCTTTTTGAGGGCGACGAACTGCAGTTCAATGTGTATAACAAGGGCTGGCAGAACGCACTCGTTATCAGCAGGGACAGAACTGCAATTTTTACAGGTAACGTGTTGGCGCAAGGTGGCGTAACGGCCTACACTACGTCCGACAGGCGTTTGAAAACAAACATCAAGGCTGTAGACAGCATGAAGATCATCCGCTCGCTCGGTGGAACCTGGCAGTTCGATTACAAAGACAGCGGTGAGCACAGTATAGGATTTATTGCGCAGAGCGTAAAAGGAAGCGTTCTAAGGAACATGGTTTACACAGATGCAAAAGGCTACATGAAGCTGAACTATCTCGACACACGACTTGTTGCACTCGCACTCGGAGCAGCTGTGCAAGTTGATGATAAGGTCGAGCGGTTGAAGAAGCGGATAAAAGTGCTTGAAACAGAAATTGAAAAATTGAAAGGAAACTGAAAATGAGCATCATTAATGGTATCATACAGGCCCCTGTCAGCATTGCGGACGTGAGGACCGTGCTCGGTGAGACGAGTAACGACCTTGCAACATTATGCAAAAGTGAAAAAATAAACATGTGGGCGAAGTTCAAGCCCGTGGAACTGAACAAGCCTTTCACCTCCGACGAGTTTGATTTTGAAAATAGAAAATGGCGTGACAATGCAACGTGGTTCAAGGGTGCAGACTTTGAGGGTGTTGGGATATGCGGTATAAAAATCGCACATAGCAGCAGTTTACAAAGCCTTACGGATTTATACGATAAAGGACAAAGTGACTGGTCGCGTGTAAAAGTAGGCTCTACTTTTGCGTGTCCTTACCGGCTGTCTGATTTTATAGGCTACAAGCACGCTGCGACTGCGCCTTTCAAAAGACCTTTTGTAACAAGTAAGACAAATGAAAATGGCAGCGTATTCGCAACGATGATGATAAAAAGTCTTGGTACGGAAAACGAACTGACGCTGCAGGAATTCGGTAAATTGTCGGAGGCTTATTTCGGGCTTGCACTGAAAAATGCTGCAGGACAGATTGCTTATTTCAAAACGTCTGACAAACCTCTGAAAGACGGGGGAACAAGCGTGGAAATGCAGGGTATGATTTTCGCAACTGGCAGCTATAAAGCTTATATTTTCCTTTGTTCCAGGGCGCTTGCATTCAACATACCTCCAGCGCAGGCTACTACCTACTACACGATACATGACTTCAAATCATCTGCTGTAGAAATCGTTTCTGATGCACAGCACATAAATGACTACTTTACGATTAAAGCGCGTGAGGACATCAGAGGACGTGTTATCGTAGAGGTAGAGATAAAGGACAACTATGTGCGTACTTCAAACAACAAGGACTTCTATATAAGATTGAGGTTCACATCAAGCGAAATCGGCTCACCTCTGTTGGTAGGAGAGCAGGCGTTCACCTTTACTGATATCGAAGCTGGAACAAAATACACACATATCTTTAGCGGCCTGAAGGCTGAACAGCGCTACAAGATTGAATACACGTTCATGACCGTAACGCAGGAAATTTATATTATAGAATTAAACCCTTTTATTAATCAATTAAAATAGACAATCATGGAAGTAAAAGTAAAAGCAATTGCAGGCTTCAAGGCAAGTGTTGAAGCTGTAGGTACAGGTACGACTATCAAGGCCGTTGTTTCGGTTGAAAACGACAAGTATGCAAACATCGAAAATGGAAGTGTAAGCAGCAACGAGGCCAGCAAGGAACTTCTCGCGACTTTCGCGCATTTCGGAGGTATCAACATCAGTTACCTGACTACTGACGAAGACGAAATCATCAGCGTGGTTACCGACGTTGCAAAGTTCGTGAAGTACTGCAAGGCGAACGCAGCGAAGCTCGGCACAGTCAATGCAACAGAAGCAAAAGAAAAGTAAATAACAAAGTAATTTAGTAAGAATTAAAGTAAAAATGAAAGTAAAAACGATTAAGGCAGTTGAAGCCTACAGAGCGCTGAAGACGTTGAAAGTAGGCGGTATGAGTGATGATGCGATGCTGGCGGTGTGGAAGAACCTCAAAGCTTTGCGCCCCGTCTCGGAGGCCTACGACAAAGACATCGAGGATGTGCGCGCAACACTTCAGGACGAAGAGTTTGAGAAGATGCAGCAGCGTGTGAAAGAGGCACAGGAACTTGAGCGACGGGCAAAGGAAGAGGTGCGCGGTATGACTGATGCTGAAAAGCAGGAAATCTCTGAAATCAATACCTGGTTTGCTGCGTGGAACAAAAAAGGCGAGGAGTATCTCAAATCGTTAGCTGAAAAAGAGGTTGAAGTTAAAATCGACCCGCTCGATGCTGCAGAACTCCTCAAAGCGTACAAAGGTTCGGACAGAACGTTCGAAGATGCAGAAAAACTTGATTGGCTTACGATGTAGTATATAGCCAATTTAATAATCATCCCGGGGGGTAGAAAAAAGAAGCCCCCGGCCTGTTAATAGTCATCTCACCTACATATTAACGCAATACGAAGTACCGCACGACCGGGGGCAAATACCCTTGTCGCGGCACTTCTTTTTTTTGCGCTTATGTAAGTGAGATGATGCAAAGATACAAAAAATATGATTATGAAGATAATAGACATCTTGAAATTTAACAGGGAATTGATAAAAAGGCTTCGCGAGGCCGGTATACGCCTGAAAGACGAACGGTATATAGACCTTTACAATGATTATACAGAATTACGGCGGCACGGTGAGAAGGTATCCTATATCGTGTTAGTATTGTCAACCCGCTACGCCGTGAGTGAGCGTACCGTGTACAGTCTTATTAAACGGATGAACCGTGAGTGTAATGTATTTACAGTATGATTGTAGATGAATATTCTTTCTCTTTACGGGATATGCCGACCTTTGCAAGCCACTAAAAAACAAAAATGATGAAGAAACAATATCTTTCAGCACCGCTTCCATTTCAGGGACAGAAGCGGATGTTCGCCAAAGAGTACATCAATGTACTCCAACAGTTCCCTGACAGTACAACTTTTGTAGACCTGTTCGGAGGCAGCGGTTTGCTGTCACATATTGCCAAGTTCCAGAAACCGAACTCCACCGTAGTCT